AATAGCTGTCAATAGCATAAACAAAAATAATTAAAATAGAACAAACAATGAACACAACCAAATTCGATAATCAGACACTTTCAGAAATATTTGAACAATTAGCACTAGGAAAGTCTGTTAAATCTGTACTAGATGAAAAACAGCTTAGTTATGAGGGTTTAAGAAAGTTAATGAGAAAAAAACCTAAAATTAGAAAATTATATGAAGAAGCAAAAGAAGATGGGATAGACTACTTACTATCTAATAATATAGATATTCTTAATAAAACAGTTGAAGAATTTAAAGCAAATGGGAAAGGTGATCTAGCTATTACTAATTTATTAAAAGAAATAACAAACCTTAATAGGTGGAAAGCATCAAAATTATTACCAAAATATAATGATAATGCTCAAAAATTACAGCTTTCAAATGCAGATAATAAACCATTAATTGTCAAATGGTCTAAAGATTAATTCTAATTTATTCAATAATATCAATAGAAATACTTTAATTGTTTGTGAGTTGTTGCAAACTTTAAGCGTAAAGTTGTGCTAAGTACATATAACAAGGCGAAATTGTGTCATGTTTGGTTATAGTTTGTTAAAAAGTTATAAATACAAGCTGTAATTTGTTCTGATAAGTTATGAGTTACAAGTACCAACCAAAACTTGAAACTAAATATGGTGGGTTTTTGATTGCGATACACCAGATTATGACTTTTGTGCTAGATTAAAATTTAAGGGAGGTATATATACATAGATTACAGGAGCATCTTATGTTTGAAAAAGTTAAATCAAGAATTAAAGCGTTAGTTGTTGTATCAGAATACAACAATTCGGTGATAGTTCACTTTGATGGCTTTGAAGACTATGATGATGCTAAAGATTTTTCGCAATATATGACCGAACAGTTAGGAATAGACTTCTTAAATGTACCACCTAATGAAACTATTCATTAAGGGGGGTTTTATTTTTTAAAAATGCAAATTACGATTCCTTATTCACCTAGAAAACTACAAAAATTTTTGCACAATCAGATCGTTAAGAACCGATTTAATGTAATTGTTGCACATAGGAGGTCTGGCAAGACTGTAATGTGTATTAATCACATGATTAGAGATGCTTTGACCAACGATAAACCTAATCCAAGATACGCATTTATAAGTCCTACCTTCAAACAAGGTAAATCTACTGCTTGGGATTACATAAAAAACTTTGCAAAGAACATTCCTTTTGTAAAATTTAATGAATCAGAGTTAAGATGCGATTTTCCCAATGGTGCAAGAATAACAATCTTGGGTGCAGAGAACGATCAAGCACTCAGAGGTATATTTTTAGATGGATGTGTTATGGATGAAACGCAAAGTATATCTCCAACGATATTTCCTGAGATCATCAGACCTGCTTTGGCTGACCGAAAGG